TTAATGATGAAGCACCACTATTATATGCTTTTCTATCCTCATCTCCATTAGAAAAAAGATTTTTACGAATATATTGTGATTGCCCATATAATGTATCTACCACTAAACCCCCAATAATAATTTCAATGGTATTAATCCAATAACCACATGGAGTAGTATATACACCATTCACACCTGTTAATCCAGTCATTCCAGGCATTGTAAATAATAATGAAATGTTGTGAATAATAACTCCTTTTTCTTTTATATCAAAAAGAAATGTATTTCCCCAAGATGGAAATGATGATGATGGAATTACTAATAGTTCCGGATTCAAATTATAAGAACATCCAATATTTCCAGATTGTTTTTGTGAGGTTATTAACCCCCAATTATTTTCAACATAATTCATGATATATATATATATTCTATATAGAAAATATATTTAATAATAAAATTATTGGAGTTATTCTATTTTATACTTAAAAAGGTTAGTTGCTTATATAAAGTTTTCTCACACCGTTATGAGTGAGTTCGAGGCACGATTCTTGCAGTGCCCAGATGTTTATTTGATTAGTAGCGGTTAATGCACTCGCAAAGTTGATTTGTAAAATTTCAGCTCCACTAAAGCGATGAGATCCCAAACAAGACCCAGTTTCAACTGCTTTTTTAATATCACAACTAAATGAATAGAAATAAACATAAGAATTTGAGGTAGTTTCACATAAAAAGGTAGAATCAAAATAATACTTACCTAATTGGAATCTTGACATGGCATCTGATATTGGTTGTCCTCCTACCAATGAATTACCACCATTGCTTAAAATATTATATGATGTTATTTGTGTATATGCATAATTACCTAAATCAATCAATGATGCTGTTGGTTGAACAGTAAAAAATATACCTGCAATATTACCATTCAATGCGGTCAAAGGGATAGAAATAGTTGAAATACCAGATTGAGCAACTACAGGCATATATAAAGTTGAATGATATAAATTATGTAATGCTCCATGTCTTTTTAATGCAACAGCAGTTGAAGAATTTAATTCAGGAGATGTTCTTGATACTTTGGCAAGTAAATTTACGGATGAAATAGTTGCCGCAGCAGTTCCAGTTGCCGAATTCTCATATACACAATTAGCAACCGTATCTAATGTTATTCTTAATTGAACATCAGGCATACCATCAACAAAATGTAATACTGATTGATTAAAAACAGTATCCAAATCAACTATATATTGAGATGATGCAGTTGCAAGGGCATTCAATTGTGTAGCAGTATTGGAGTAAGAACCCATGGCTTGATTATAAGATTTTCTATCTTCATCACCATTTGAAAATAAATTCTTTTTAAGAAATTGACATTGTCCATATAAAGTATCAATTATCACACCACCAACAATAACATCCATTTTAGTGATCCAAAAAACGGCTGGAACAAAGTAATAGGCTGTTGTAGGGGTTAATCCACTGACGGCTCCAACATTAAAAGCTAAACTAATATTATTCAAAATAACACCTTTTTGTTTGAAATCAATGATAAATGTGGATCCAAATACAGGGGTAGATGTTGAAGGAACTATAAGAAGTTCTTGTTTTAAAATATCTGATGATCCTAAATTTGCTGACTGATGTGGTGAGGTAAAAAGACCCCAAGAGTTTTGAATACGATTCATAATATATAATATCTATATAGAAAATAATTTTAAAATAATATTTATAATTTACTTATACTAAAATAATTAAATTATATTAAAAAGTTATTATTTACCAGTTGGAGATTTCATTGTATCAAATTCTTTTTGTTCTTGTTCTCGTTCTCGTAATTCAGTCATTGACATTTGTTTAGCAGGAGTTTTTGGTTCTAGTGTTCTAATAGTCTCTTTAGGTGTTAGATCATTTATTAAACCTTTAATATGTGCTTCAACTTTAGAATCTCTTATGTATTCATTTAGTTTTGCTATAGTTGTATTACCTTTTACAAATTTACCAGACTTTCTTTGAGTTTCATCAAGTTTCAATAATTTATTCATCTTTTTAAATAAATGTTCTGGAATATTACCTGTTTCATTCCTTGCTATAATTATTTCATCCTTCAAACCTTTAAAAGATGTTAAATCATGCATATCTAATCCTGTTAAATCTAATATCATCATACCACGCGTTCTCAATAATTCTCTATGTTCTTTTAATTTACCAGGCTCAGTTTCATTCTCCAAGTTTTTTAATTGTTCTGATATTTTCTTTATATTATCTTTCAACACTGCTGTATTTCTATTTTTATCTTCTTGTTCTTTCTGTTCATCAGTTTTATTCGCATATATTGCATCTCTTGCTTTTTGAAGTGATTCAGCTGTAGTTAATTTTGGTGATGGTTCATGTAAATCTTCTTCTAGTCGTTTAAGTAAATCTTCATTTTCATCTTCTTTTAATGGTGTTTTATAAACACTTTCAATAAATTCATCATATTCTTTTGGAGACATTGAATTTATAATATTTCTTGCAGTTTTTTCTGTTGCATGTTTATAAGGTGTCATATATTTCATTTTATCAAATACATCTAATTTTACATCTAATTTATCATCTTGTATCATTGCTTCTTGTTCTTTTTGTTCTTTTTCTTTTTGTTTTTGTATTCTTTTATCTTCTTCTATCTCCCTTTGAATTCGTTCATTAGCTTTTTGTTCCGCTGTTTGTGGTATATGTTCTGGTTTTCTTTCTTCTACTGGAATTGAAGATATTTTAGCATCTGCTTGAAATGGGTCATGAATATTTAAACTTGATTGTTTGGAAACACGGTCATTTATTTTTGCAACCATTAGATTTTTTGCATTAGTTGTATTTGGACTTGTTGGAGGTGCTCCAGGGATTGATGATGATGGATTGTTTAAATCATTAATTTTAGATCCCAATGTATCAAAATTACCATTTTCTCTTAATAGGTTAGATTCATAAATCTTGTCTAAAGTGTTATATTTATCTAATCTGAATCTATAATAATTATCTGGTTGTCTTTTGTAAATATTAATATCTGGAACAAATTTAAAATTATCAAATGTTTTAAGATTTGCTTCTTTATGCAGTTTATTAAAACTATTTGCCATCATTGATTGTGAAGTAGTTATATCATGTGGTGGTTGTTCCATATCTAAATGAACTTTGGGAGTAGAATTGCTATACTTATCTAAAAACTTTCTTGACCATGTATCTGGTATATTTTTGGATATTTTTCTTTTCGTTATGGTAGGTTCTTTACTTAAATTATATTTAGCACGAGTTCCTAATGTGCTTTTTCTATTTTCATATTCACCTATATTAAAATCAAATGCTTTCATCTTATATATATATTATAAAAAGAAAATTAAAAATATTAAGTTTATTTATTAATACCTTCAGCAATTCCAACTGCTTGAGTTTTGGCTGCAGTCAACTTATCACCAATAGGGGGCATTAATAAATCAAAAATGTCTTGTAGAATGTCATTAAAAGAATCACAAACACTCATCGCTTCATTGCTTGCTTTGGTTTTCGGATAATCCGGTATATGTGTTCCGAATACCGCTTTGCCTTTAACATCTCCTTTTGTTAATAAATCATAAACAAGATCGTATATCATATTGTTATTTTCAACTAATATTGTTTTTAAGGCTTCACCTCTTAATTTATAATATTCTGATGGTTTTGAAAGTGCTAATTGAATCATAGAATTCCTAAATTCTTGAAAATTTACTCCTAAAATGTTGTTTGGTGCTACTTTAAATGTATCAACTTCTGCACTGTAATTCCCTGCACTATCTTGACTAACTTTAACTGGTTGCGACATGTATTATATATATTACAAATATATAAAAAAAATAATTCTATATATTTAATTTTTTAAGGTTTTCTTATTATACCAAATAATTCATTTTTATTTTGAACCGTTTTTACATTAGAACAATTTATTATTAAAAAGTTATAATCCTCTATTGAATTTATATAAAACTGCTCGAATTCTTTTCGTGTTAAAATATTTATAAATTCATCATATATTATATTAATTGATTTAGAGTTCATTTGTCCTACAATCAACCAATCCGAATTATTTCTAATTACTGTGGATATTAAATTTATATATTGTGATATAACAATAACACTAATATTAATATGTCTTCCTCTTACAAATAGTTTATTTAATGTATCAGAATCGTGTGTATTATAATCACATACTAAATCATCTAATATTAATAATATATTAGTTCTATCATCTTTTGGTTTATTATCATTTATCTTTGACATCTTCTTTATAAGTTGTTCTACCCAATCATCGTGTAATTTATCAAATATACATTTTTTATCAACTATGCCTGATTTTTCATAAAAATGATTAACTGGTTCAGTGGGACATACTACATATATCTTATCAAAATCATCTTTAAATTTATTAATGATATAGCCTGTTAATTCACTTTTACCACTATTTCTTTTGGCACATATACAAACTGTCTTGTTTATTATTGTAAAGTTGTCTTTTACTGTCATATATATTATACTGTTTGAAAAAATTACATAACCATTTATATATTTTCAATAAGAATAATACAATGACTAATTTCATTCTTTTCCAATTCATCTATATTATAATTTGATAAAATAATTATATAGATTATATTTATATTAAATGAAAAATCAAGTCATACATTTTGATTCCTATTATAGTGTTCCTCCCAGTGGTGTCAATATTAATACATCTCAGCCTTTTTCAAGAAATTATCCTATTTCAAATACTATCATTGGTAATAAAAAGATTAAATCAATTGGATTGATTAGTGTTGAGTGGAACAACTTCTTTCCTAATATTAGAGCAGGTATAAACGATACAATTATTGTATCATTAAGTGCTACTACATATACTATTTCTTTAGGAACTTTATATGTGGCTGATATAACAACTTTAATTACTGCTATTAATACGGCTATTGTTGCTACTATACCTGCTGGATGGGTATTTACACTCAATCAACCTACAACTGGAAATACAAATTTATTATATTGGTCTTATCAGAATATTATTACTACTAATAGAACATTTGGTTTTACTAATACATTGCTAATGCAGAATATATTAGGATTTTATAGTGATTCATCACTTTCGAATGCTACAAAATATGCTACTTCATATTATAACTTATTTATTGATAATTATATTCATTTCAATATTAATAACTATAGAACAGATTTTAATGCTCATGAAAAACCATGCACATTTAAGCTACCCCTCAATGTTTCTACTGGAGATGCGTTTTATTATACAAGTATTGGATTTCCACAAGTTTTAAACTGGGATGATTATAATTCTGGAGTTAAATTAACATATTTGAATATTTCATTAACTGATAGATTTGGAAATAATATTATTGGATTATTACCCTTTGATTTTTCATTCTCATTATTGTTTGAATATTCTGATAATTAAATAATATATAAAATAATTTTTTTTTATTTCTATTGTATATTATATATATGTCTTTATTAAGCGATCCAATTACATTAAAACCCATCATTGCTTTTGCCCTATCTATTAGTATTGATAGATACTATTATGGAGTAAATAACATTAAATCAAGTATGTTGTTTGCTGGAGCAGTCAGTGGATCATTTCTGATTTCTTCATTAATCACTCCTGGGCTACCAAATCTATTTCCTAACCTTGGTTCATTTGCAGATGGTTCTGATGTCCAAGAACGAATATTAGATGTCTCAATATCTGAAATAGCATGTTATATTATCAATGATAAAATATTAAGAAATAATTTCTATCAAACAGATGATACATATATGAGAATTGCTAACATTATATTGATTGATGTGGCATCTGAATACATTACGGACTATTTATCTGGACAACGATTATCTTACCTCACTAATTAATTTATTTATTTGAAATATAACTATTTATATTTTAAAGAATTTTAAACATTTTATTTTGAAATTGAATATAAAACTGCTCCTAATGCTATTGCTCCATAAACATAATAAATTGATGTATCAGTATTTCCTGATTGATGTTTTCCATGTTGTGGATTGGTTTGTGCTCCATTTGGATGTTTTTTATGATTAGTCATATTTTTTGTTTTTGATTGATCTAAATTGGGTGCTACTTTGTCATGCACAATACTTGAACTACCATTTTGACCATTCAACATTGTTCCTAAATCTATACCTGGATATTGCATTATATAATATTACATTATATTATTATTTTTTTGTTTTTATTTTAAAATTGGAAATGTCTTTGAGTCCATATGATGAATTCTTTACATAAGTTAAAAACAATATCAAAATAACCTTGTTTTATTACAACATCCTGAGACCAAGCAATTGTTTTAAGATCTTGTTCGTCAAAATCAGAATACATTTGAAGCCAATATATTAAATCACTTACTGATATTGTTTCAATGTCTGGAAATAAGTCATTATTATTTGAAATGTAAGGCTTTATATCATCTATAAACTTTTGATATTTTTCTATAAACATACTTCTTTTTAGGCTCATTAAAATTACTCTATATATTATTTAACTTAGAAAAAAATATAATTATAACTATGCTATATTATGCTAACTATGCTAATTGAACTTTTGTAATATAATTTTGAGTATTGCTTAATATATTTGTAATCCATAAAAAACCATTGTAAGCGATACATCCATAACAAATATTAGTTGTAGTAGCATAATTTATTGATTTGACTGTTAAATCTGTATTCAATTGAGAAATGTTTGTTCCATTACATAAATACAAATAATTGTTATAAAATGCTATTGTGCGGATATTGGTTGTAAGCGTTGAACTGATTATTGTGCTTGGTGTTGAAATTAAGATTTTATAGATTATTTTATCAGTATATGAACCTACATAAAGATATCCATTTGATATGGTTAAACAAGCCTTTGATGGTGTTATGGAAGCATATGTTGTTGTAATAATTGAACCATTGCTTAAAAGTATTTGAGTTATACCTGTTGATGCTG